CGAAGGACCAACCGCGAGATGATATCTCGTTCCAACCTGGAACCCACATACTAGGAGAAAATGATGCCTCGCGTAACCCGTACCCGGTCCCGTACATTACGGGGTTCAGGTGTGGGTACGATAGTACGTACGCCCACTCCTCTCAGTAATCCAACGATCACGTCCGCCATTATGGGGACGGAGCGTTGCACTGATTGGGTTGGCGCGCCTTGGGTTGATTCCCCTTTCAGTCTTGATCGGGGGATTGCACCAAGGGTTACTCTCAACGGCACGCGCGTACAATCTGGACTGACCTATCAGTCGATTGATGTCCCTATGGACAACAGTCCTCTGAATTATATGGTCAAGCCCTGGTTCTATTCGTCCTTTACTAGGACGATACCGCCAGGACTAGCGTCTATGGCTGTAGCGAATGCAAATCCTAACAGACCTGATGTTGATTTACTTGTCAGCATCGCCGAGCTCCGAGAGCTTCCCTATCTTTTAAGGGATGCTTCAGGAATCGCGCATGGAGTTGTAAACCGTGCGAACAAGTCTGCTAAGGCCAACCTGATGGCACAGTTTGGAGTTCTTCCCATCCTTTCGGATGTGATAAAACTCTTTGACTTTGCCAAAAGTGTGGATGCGAGAGAGACATACCTTCGCGAGTTATCGGCTGGTAAGCGGCGTTTCAAACGCAAGCTGCTAGTTGAGAACTGGGGGGTAATTGTTCCGGACTTGGTACCGTTCACCTCAACTGCCGACAATCAATTGTCGACAAATAAGTGTACGATATCAGCAGACATAACCAGAACTTTCTGGTATACGATGCGGGCGTCATTATTAGACGTCTTGTCCGAGCGAGACATTCAAGAGCTCGCGCCTCAATTACTCTTGGGTCTGAATACGGTCACTGCGAAACAACTATGGGAACTTGTTCCATGGTCGTGGCTCATTGACTGGTTCTCCAATACGGGAAGCATCCTTGCTGCCTATAGAGGAGGGCTGAGATGGTCATGGTCCGATCTGAATATTATGTATCAGACGGACTACAAAATGTCAGCTTCATTCCCAAACATTAGGCCTGGTTTCACAATCAGTCCTATTGTCCCTACTAGCCATCCTGTGTCCAAAAATCGGATACAGCCTAGCGTATCGATTTATCCAAGTTGGCGTATCCCATATCTAACGGGACGCCAATGGTCGATACTCTCGTCACTCCTAGTCCTCCGGCTGTAGCAGCCGGGGGGCCATTACCTCTGAATCTTCAGAGTATCTGCCTGGGCGCAATGGTGCGCCCAGTTGACACAAAGGCAACGACATGCTTAGTTCCACTATCACACTCTCCGTCAACGGAGTCAATAAGGTCCTGTCCCGAGTCAATGACTCGGAACCATATTCCTCAACCTATTGGTTGGAGGATGGACTCACAGACTTCCTGTTGAACATCAAACACACCGTACCTTCGAAGAGAGGTGCCTCGAAAGAGTCACATCTTATTCGGCTCGACGTCACGTTATATGACGCCGACTCGGTCGTGATCAGGAAGCAGTCCGCATGGACTGTCCTCGAGGTCACTACCGGTAGGCAGGATAGTACAACGCTGGGATATTATTCCGATGCGCTTTGTACTTGGGTGGCGGCAAATGAGGCACTTATTCTGGCTCGCGAGAGCTAGAGTTCGTTTCTCAACAGCAACCTTCCTGTGTTACCAGACAATCGTCTGGATATGAGCGGTTTCCCGCTTGTAGGAGAGTTAAAAACTATGATAGTAAGGGACTGAGCCTGATCTTGTTACCTCAAAAAGGAGCTAACATGAAAAGGATCAGTGTCAACATCTTCCTCACCTACGCAAGTCTCTATAAGGACTTGTGCAGTTGGGGGCAGGTTGATCCCTATGAGTCAGAACGGGACATTTCCCGCATTATGACTCTCTGTGAAACACGCGGAGAAAGGTCTGTTTTCATAGACTTTCCTCGTTTGGCCAAATCAATCGATAAGGCCTTGTCGCGCGGAGTACTTGACGTTGGGAAGTTAGCGATTCTTGGGCCTAAACACCCTAGGAATGGCCTTCCTGTATTCATGAACTCCACATTTGCGAAAGTGTTCACAGGTAGTGGAACCTTACTGCGTGAACCTGATGTAGGTGCTGTTCAAGCACTTCGTCAGGTACTTCTCCTTTACAAGAAGGTAGAGATACCTTGTTCAGAGGAGAATATACGCAATGAGGTACGTTCGTTCTTCGCTGTGGATCGGGCTTTGCGGCCTCCTTCTCAGCATTGGTTTGACCTCGACTTCATCAAGTTGGGATCAAGCCTTTTGGACGGATTTAGTTCAGGTGATGAGCCGACTTTCGGACACCAGTTCGAAAGAGTTGAATCCCCACGCAGTTTATCTAGACTCTTCGAAAGAGTCTGCGATCAAATTGTGCGGAGATTCCACGACTTTGACCCTGATTCCATTATTGGGAATCACGGACCTGGAGCAGTGGCTGATAGCCAGAGCGGAATGGACAAGTATGTCTTTCCAACTTGGAACCAGCGACTCGAAAGAGTTTTTCCTCGTGACCTTCACGCATCTGCCAATATCCGACTCTTCGAGTACGGATCGTGGCATAGTGAAGGCTCTCTTGGAGACCTGCGCGAGCTACCAGCGAAGCTAATCCCTGTCAATAAGACACAGGAGAAGCCACGTCTGATAGCGAGTGAGCCGACCGCCAATCAATTTATCCAAGGCGGACTCCGTAAATGGATCCGCAGGATGATTGATGTTGGTGTCCTGGGTAGTTGTATATCTATCCAAGATCAGACCCCGTCAAGGGATCTGGCAGTACTAGCATCAACTGACGCCACTTTGGCAACTGTTGATTTAAGTGCTGCATCCGACCGGTTATCATGCTGGACTGTTGAGAGAGTTTTTCGCGAGGCACCTGCCTTGCTTAATGCTTTAGCAGCAGCTCGTTCACAATATCTC